ATAACTTTGAAATTGAGATGATTGTATTTGTTCTGTTCCATAAGTTCCTTCTGGTATTCTATCCATTGCAATTCTAATCTTTTGAGCTAAATCAGATGCTTCAGAATATGTTTCACTATAACAAGAAATCATTATATCATTAGTGTCTAATGTAGAAACACCATCTTTTGTATCATTTGGCTGTACTCCAGTTACATCATAAATAATAAATGGAAATGCAGTTGTTTGAGGAGCTACATTTGGAAATATTCTTGTACCAACTAAATTGCTAACATTAGTGTTAGCGGCTAAAATATTATATATTGATTTACCTATTTCCATTTAATAACCAAATTTACCAAATTTTTGCAATCTTCTTTCATGACTTTTAATTGCTTTTGCAAATATAATTTCAGCATCTCTAAAAGCATTATTCATCATTTGAACTTTAGTTTGTTCAAATGCTGGTTTCATAAAAGGCTGTGATTTACCAACACCTTTACCGCCAAATTTAACTTCACTACCATACTCCACCCAAGCTCCATAAAATCCAGAATTTATATATATTTTGCTTTTATTAGATCCCTTATAGTCTTTATCTTTATCATTCCATTTACCAGTTCTAACTCTTGGGCCAACATAACCTCCTAAAAATTTATGACTTGCTTTAGTTCTAAAATAACCAATACTTTTTGCTAATTGACCAGTTTTTTTTGGCACTAATGATTTAGCTTTATTAACTAATGGTTTAGAATTTTTTATAAAAAATTTATTCCAAATTTTATCCTGATTAAGTTGTTTAGGTAATTTTCTAAACATTTCTTGAATTGCTTTTGCACCAACTAATTCAACACTATTATTTTGTTTGAACAATGCCATTAATCTTTATTTTCACATATGACTTCAAGAAAAGCATCTCTTCCATCAATCTCATTAATAACTTTTGGGAAATATTCTTTACTATCATAATCTATTCTTGATTGTAAACTTAAATTTCCCATATCCAAATTTCTTATATAAACATGAAGCTTTGTCATTCCAGTAATTTTTTCTGACTGATCTGTTCCTTCACTTCCTCCTTTCCATTCTACTTTAGCCCAAACCTCTCTAAATAAACTATATGCTCTAGTAAGTTCACCATAGTTATTAGCTGTTGTTGCAACAGAATAAATACTAACCCTTCTGTCTAATTCACCTATTAACATATTACTTGTACTTTATAAGTTTCTAACAACCATAAAGCTGACTGAGGAAGCTCACTTGTTATTCTACCTATAATAACAGATTCTCTATTTGCATACCAATTACCAATTGTTAAAAGAATAGCTTGCTTTATAGAATTTGGAACATCACTTGCAGCACTACCATAACCAACAGTATATCTACATTCAACAGCATCTATTCTATCAACTATATTAGGATAACTAAAATTTATAGCTGGATTTATTTGTGCTGGTTCAAATTGTACACTTGCAACATAATTACTTGAAGATAATGTTTGTAAAGTATTATCAGAATCATAATATTTAACATGAGCAACGCTAATAACTTTACTTTTAAATAATGATTTTAATTCAAAAAATGTTGTACAAGTTTGATTTATCACTGTTTCAATAAAAAATCTATTAGTGTACTCTTCACTTAATTGAGTAGCTGCAATAATAAGATTAGTTATTAAATTATCATCTGTTGAAATATCCACTTTTAAATGAGCTTTAGCTTCAGATAAAGTAATTGGATAAGTTGATGCTGGTGTAACAACTTGAAATGTTTTCATTCCTAATGAAGAAACATCATTTGTATTAGAATAATAACTCATTTTTATTTAGTTTAAAAAAAAAGAGGTGATGGATTTCCACCACCTCTTTAATTATTATTAAATATTAATTACGCTTCAATTAGATTTGCAAAAGCAGCTCCATTTTGAACAGCATTACCATCAACTAAAGATGTTATAATCATTCTTGGTTCACCAGTTGCTCCGTTCGTATAAGGATCATAAAGAACATCTAAACCTCCAAATTGCGCTATGTGTACTTTAGAGAAATCTCCAAATAATACATGATCTTTAGTGTTTGTTCCACCATGCTCACCTACATTCTTACTAAAGAATGAGAAATAAGAGTTAACCAGTTTTTCTCTCATATCATATGCAGGAGAAACATTAGAAACCATTGCAGCAGCTTTAATTGCTTGATAAGCAGAAGAATTCATTAAGTAAGCCATTCTAGCGCCTTCTAATTGAACACCAGCATCTAATACAGCAGCTTCAAGAACTAAAGCAGTAGCAGCATCAAAAGCAGCAGTAGAACCAGCAGCAGCATCTAAAAATATAGATGTTGGGCCATTAGTAATATCAGTTTCACCTAATAAAGCTTTCTCTAAATGAGCAGCAATACTTTGCGCCATATTTCTTCTTAATGCAGCTTCTAAAGAAACATTTTGAGTTAAAGCTTCATTTGATACATTTACAACAGAAATAAGTTTTTTAGGACTTAAAGTTATTGCAGATGCTGTACCATTAGCAGCTCCAGCAGTACCACCAGCTTCTGGCTGAAAATAAGAATTAACTCCAGAGATAACTGGGAATTTCATATCTTCTATTCCAGAATAAAAATTAGCTCCAGCAGAAGCCATTACTAAATTAGCTTCTAATTGATCAGTAAAGCTCATTGTTTCTGTTGAATTAACAGCAGCAGTTCCAACAGCAGCTCTTGTTAATACAGTAGATGGTATTGCTAAACCTTTGAAAGTTTGACCAGTATTTCTAGCATTACTTCTTGCTTCTTGATCCATTTCCTTTACAAGACCTTCTATGTTTCCAGTATAAGCAGCTCTCATTGCTGATTGGAAAGAATAATCTTCGATTTCTTTTGGTACGTTTGTTGAAACAACTCCAGATATAACAGCACTATTTCTTTTTATTGTTTCAAGTTTTTCAGCTCTAACAATTTTAGAATCAAGATTATCTACCTCAGTAATTAATCCATCCACTTCATTGTTTTCTTCAGATGAAAGATCACGACTCTCAGTTGTTGCAACATCTTTTATTGCTTCTAACTGAGAAATAATGTCAGATCTTTCTTCTTTTAATATGATTGATGTTTTCATTTTAAAAATTTTTATTATTATTTTCTCTTTATTAATTCAATTTTTAATGATGTAAGAGATCCCATCACTAAATTGTTTTCTTTTTCTTCTTTTATATCTTCTTTAGTTTCTTCAACTAAACTTTCTTGATATTCTTTTAAACCTCTTTGAGCAACTACTAAATCAGATTCAGCTTGACTATATGCTGGATATGTTACTGGTGAAACATCATATAGTCTATCTATTTTTGTTATAGTTCTAATATTTTCACCTAAATCATTTGTTGACCATTCATCAGCTCCAACAGTAAAAGCAAATGAACTTGATGTAACATCTCCACGCTTTAATGATACAGCTAAATCTTTAGCGTAAGACAATTCTGGATCTAAATCAAACTCATAACCCAAACCTTTATCATCTGCTTTTAAGTTTAATGTTCCTTCACCATTTTTTGATCTTGCCATTATTAAAGAAGCATCATGATTTATTAAAGCTCTAACATCTGATTTATCAATTAACTCTTGAGTAAAAGCTCCTCTTTCAATATATTCAAAAAAACCACCTAAATCATTTGATTTTGAATCATAAACAGAAGCATGACCAATAACCATTTCTTTTCCATCTTCATTAGTGTCTACTCTTGTTTCTATGTTAAATGTTCTTTTTTCCATTTTAAATATTTTTATGATGCAGTATTTTCATCAGCATCTGTTCCTATTTTTTCAATTGTAGTCATATTCATTTGCATAAAATGTTTATCACCTCCTTCAATTCCATTAAGATTTTCTTTTCTTCTAACCTCATTGATTGACATATATCCGTTTGTTATTGCAGTTTTATATGATTCATTTCTTGTTTTTGCATCACCTCTTAATAATCCATTTACATTAAATTCAACAAATGTCTTGCCTAATTCATTTGATCTAAATAATTTTAAATTTAATTG